CTACGCAACGTGGCCACCGCCACTCCGCTCGACTACGTGCGGTGGCTCCCGATGCAAGAGGAGTTCTTAAAGGAAGAGGCCCGCCGCCGGTTGCTTCGGCTCGGCAATCAATGGGGCGGGAAAACCTGGGTCGGGCTCGCGAACGGGATCATGCATTGCCTCGGCGAGCACCCCTTCTATGACGTGCCGCCGCCGCCGATTAAAGGCGCCATCGTGTGCGCGACTTGGGCGCAATCGATCGAGATTCAGGAGAAGCTGTGGCACTTGCTACCCAAGGCCGAGCTCCACCCGGATACGGTCTACATACCGGGTCACGGTTTCCGGGGTAAGAACATCGTCGTGAAGTTCCGCAACGGATCGATGATATTTATCAAGACCACCAACCAAGGCGGGCTATCGCTCGCCGGTGGTACTTATGACTGGGTGCATTTCGATGAGCCTCCCAAAAATGCTAGGGTCTATTCTGAGATGGTCAAGCGAACCCTGCGAGGCAAGGCGGGCGGGTTCGTCTGGCTGACCTTTACTCCGGTTAATGCCCCGGTCGAATACATCAGGGAGATGTGCGAATCGAAAGAGCACAAGATGATCGACCTACACAGCCGATGCACGCCAGAGATGCTCATCCCGATCGGCGCGAACCTCCCGATCAGAATCAACGGCGTGCCGGCTGACCAGGATTGGATCGACGCCCAAGAGGCCGACTCGTTCGAATACGAGGTCGACGTCGTTGTGCATGGCGGGTGGGAGTTCCGGTCGAGCGGGCGCATGTTCTCGGCGTACCACGACGCCGAGCCGCCCAAGGGTCACACGGTCACCGAGGCCCCGCCGTTCTTTGGTGGCGAGTTCGACTTGTGCTTCGGCGCCGACCATGGTAGCGGCGCAAACTTCTCAAGCTGCGCGGTGTTGGTCGGTACCGTCAAGACGCCAGAGGGCTTCGATGCCATTTGGGTTTTGGATGAGTATGTCAGCGACGGTCAGACCACCGAGCAACAGGATGCGCGCGGCGTGATTGAGATGCTGGGTCGATGGGGTTGGAAGTGGTCGAACCTCAACAAAGCGCACGGCGACCGGGTGCACTACGGAGCCGGCGGCAAGTACGGACGGCAACAGGGCAAGAAAAGCAACGGACAGCTCCAACGCGCCATCGCTCGCGAGATGGGAATACAAGCGCATGAGATGGGCGTGAAGATCGGCACGGTGAAACGAGGCAAGGGGCACGCGCAGCACTCGGTCAAGTTCGGCGAACGGTGGCTACACCGTGCTATGGTTCGCGGGCACTTCCACGTATCGAAGCGGTGCGAGCGGGTTATCGGTATGCTCAATTCCTATTCGGGGATCGATGATCAGTGGAAGCATATCTGTGACGCTCTTCGCTATTCGCTCGTTCATGCTATCTTCGCTCAACGCCAGCGGTCGTCCGCGCCCATCCACAACGGATAGCCAATGTCAAGTCCACCGATGCCGAAAGATACCGCAGACCAGGCCCGATGGCAGTATGCGGGCGCGCTCTTCCGAATTATGCACAACCTGCACAAGCCCGACGTGAAAGTGGTTATGGAGCGCCAGCTTGGGAACATCCGAACCGAGGCGCAAGGGGAACCAGACATAAGCGCCAACCTCTACAAAGGCGGGTTCGAAGCGATCGCGGTGATGTACGATGACGCGGGCAAGGTCGGCAACCCGGACCTCGAGGCCGCCGATCGTATGGGCGCCATCTTGCTCGACGCTGGTTTCTGGTCGCTAGGTCAGACCATCCAGCGCGACACCCTTGGGATGCGCGAGATGCTGGTGCGGCCGTCAATCGATCGGGGCGTTCCGGTGTTCAGGCTGGTCTACCCTCAGACCGTGGTGGCTAGTGCCCGCCCGCAGAACCCATCGGTACCCGTGCGAGTCGAAGAGGCACGCGAGCGCACCATCGACGGCAAAAGCATTTGGACTTGGGATATCACCGACGCCGAGCGCGAAGAGTTCCGGGTCATCGACGTCGAGGGTAACGACGTGACCGCGTTGGTGATGCCGACGGACTCCGACACGGGTGAGCCTATGGCCTATCCCTATGTGAAGAGCGACGGCACCGCGTTCTTGCCCTATTCGATGTACCACGCGCAAGAGACTGGGAGCCTCTGGAATACCTACGACACCCAGGGATTGTATGAAGGAACGCTAAACCTAGCTTTGAAGTACACAAATCTAGCTCATGCAGAATTGAAGGCGAGCTGGGCTCAACGGTACATCGTCGGCGCCCAAGTCGCCGGCGTTGGCGTTACGGGCGCGACCAACCCCACCAAGCGCGCGGCGGTCATCACCGACCCGTCGACGGCGCTGATGCTCGAGCCTACCGACGACAGCATTCAGCCGCAGATTGGCCAATGGTCGTCACCGGCTGACCTCGATAAGATGGTATCGGCGATCACGATGTACGCTCGGGGCCTTGCCTCGCACCTTGGGCTCAACGCCGCCGACGTCACCAGAACCAGCGGCGATCCGCGTTCGGGCTATGCGCTGGCGGTGAACCGCGATTCACAGCGCACACTTCAGCGGCGGTTCGCTCCGGTCTTCGGTCGTGCCGATGTGCGGACCATCACGATCGTCGCCGTCTTGCTCAATCGCTGGCATGAGGGCGAGGGCACACCCGGGTGGGTCAGTCTACCCGAGGACGGCTGGACCATCACCTATCGGGGCATTCCTTTGAGCGCCGATGAGCGACGGGCACTACGAGACGACCACGCCGCACGTCGAGCCGCTGGCACGCTTGACATAGTGACCGCCTACATGGAAGAGCACCCCGGCGTCACCAATATCGAGGCCCGCCAAGCACTCGATCAAATCCGAATCACCAACGCCGCATTCGAGAACGCGGCCGCGCCTACCCGATTGGAAGAGGCCGCCGTGCGCCGACCCGGTCTAAGCCCCGATGAGCTTCGGGCGTTCGTCATCGACCAAGAGCTAGCGACACAGCTTCTAGACTCTCAGATAGCGATGGTACTTGCCGCCGCTGGGGTTTCATCGCCGCCCAAGTCTACGATCGAACTCGCACCGACCGACCTTGCCGCGATCGTAAGCGTGAACGAGGCCCGCGCCCAAGAGGGTCTAGTCGCGCTTCCCGGTACCACCGGCGATATCTCCGTCTTTGCCGCTAAGGCTCAAGAGCAAGCCAAAGCGGACGCATCAGCAACACCAACACAACCCGCCGCAGAATAGGAAGGAAGTATGTCAACAGACGATAGCCCAGAGGTCGACCGCAACGATGGCGTAGCCGTGCGCGTCTCCGCGCTCACCCAGCGGGTCAAGGCCGCCGAGGCCGCCACGGCATCGGAGAAGGTGCGCGCCGATGCCGCCGCGACTGCACTTGCCGCCGCCAATACCTCACTCGAAGGTATGGGCGCACTCACCGAGGCGCACGCCACGCTTCAGGCCAAGTACGATAGCTTCGCCGCCGATGCCGCCGCCAAGTACTCCACGCTTGAGGGCATGGTGAGCGCCGGGTTCACCGCCGCCGACGACCGGGAGCTCGCCGAGTTCTACCACGGCAAGAGCGGGAGCTCTACGCCGATCGCCGAGTGGGCGGCGACTCTTAGCGCCGACAACGCGCCCAAGGGCTTGGGGCACCTATTCGCCAACCAAGCCGCCCCAGTTGCGCCCGTGGCGCCCGTGGTGCCCGGTGCTCCGAGGTTGCCCGACACCAATGCAGGCGTGGTGCCTCCGGTGCCGCCGAACGGTGAGCTAAGCGCCGAACAGATCCGCAGCATGCCCGACGCTCAATACGCCGAATACCGAAAAACTCTTCCGGGGTTTGGCAGGACTCGCCGGTAACGTGCTAGGGTGATTCACCATCGAGGGTCGCAACCGTAACAGCGTAGGACGATGACAACCCCTTACGCCCTACGAGGTATGCCCAATGGCGAACGAAATCAAATACTCCGGTCTTGGTGACCTCCGCTTAGCGGAAACCCTTAACCGCGAGGTATTGCTCGCACTTGCCGATCGCAACGTGCTTCAGAACCATCCCGCGTTGCTCTATGTCGGTGACGCCACCATGACCGGCTCGACCGTCATCAAGACCAGCGAAATCGCTTGGGACGGCGCCACCCAGCTCGCCAGCACCGCCGAGTCGGCAAGCCCCGCGAACACCGCTCTCGTCGATGCGAGCCACCAAGTAACGGTCGCCCGCTACTCGAAGCAGTACCAAGTCACCGGACTCGCCAGCATCACCGACTCGCTCGGCATGTTCAACAATCCGGCCTTCTGGGCTCAAGACTCCGTTATGTCTGCTGGAATGACGATGACGAACCTAATCGCCGCGCTCGTCGGTGGCTTCGCTACCATCAAGGGAAGTACAGGCGTTAACCTCACTTTGGCCCAATACTTCGACGCGCTGTCCGCTTTGGAGCTGGCCAACGTGCAGGGCGATAAAATGGCCGTGCTTCATCCGGTCCAATGGCAGGATCTTCAAACGGCGCTGCGCGCTGAAAGTGGAACCGTCTTCGCTTATAACGCTGCTACGCCCGAACAAATCAGCGTGCGCGGAAATTCGTATAAGGGCCAAATCTACGGCGCCGACGTGTTCGTATCTGCACAAGTGCCGACTTCGGGCGGCGGCGCTGACCGCGCCGGTGGGGTGTTCGGCAAAGGCGCTATCGGTTGGGCCGATGCCACACCGATTATCGACAGCTCCGCAGACGCGCTCATCGCGGGCAAAACCCTGGTAGCGATGGAATACGACGCCTCTTCTGACCAGAAGAAAGTTGTTACCAGCGCATACATGGGCGTCTCCGAGCTCATCGATCTTGCTGGTGTGTCCATCATCTCCGACGCATAGTCTTTGGCTTTGGTCCTAGGGTGGGGGTTCTCCCCTTCCTTGGGCCACCGTCTTAGGGCCAATGCCTCTTCACGTTCTTAAGGAAGTTCCACCCATGGCTAAGATTACCAGCGTCGCAGGCATTGAGCCGCACACCGATATATACACCGCACCAACGCCGAAGCCGGCTATCAAGGTGCCGTCGGCGTCTCGTTTCCTGTACTTCCATCGGCCCGACCGGGTGGCGGTGATGCACGGTCAAGTCTTGCCATCGCTGGCGAAGCTAATCATTGAGCCCGGTGTTAATCTGGTCACCCCGACCGGCGACGTATCCGCCGCCGTTCAGGAGCGCCGCAAGCGTGGTTGGTTCCTTTTGGAGCCTGACGTCGACGGGCCGGGCACTAGTTACGCTGTGAAGCGTTACAACCACGTCGGCGCGGCCGTGTGGCTCGACCAACACGAGGTGGTCCACTACGGCTCCGACATTATCGGCGACGGCTCGAAGGCCTACGCCGAGTGGCTCGGGGCGCTTATGGCCGACGGCAAGGTAACCCCGCCGCACGATTACATCGTCGAAGGGCTGATGGCAGAGCTACAGGCCGCCGCCGACGTGCTCATCGATCGAGACAACCGAAGCGAAGCAGGTGAGCTCCGCGCACTCAAGAGCAATATCAAAGCGTGCGAGGTGTTCTTAGCATCCATCGCCGCCGAGCTGGTACCCGCTCCACCCAAGCCGGTGGCTCGTAAACGCAAGGCGGCCAAATGAGCCACGAAGTTCGCGACCGTATGGCCAAGGTACTTGTCGAGGCCGGGCACTCGCCCGCCGCGGCACGCGCCAAAGCTGTCGAGTCGCTCAAGCGCTGCGAGCGGGACCGCCCCGCCGATGACCGTAGGCGCTCGCAGAAATGAGCGACCAACGCCACACCGTGCGCTTTACGGTTCCTCACTCGATAGTGCAGGGCCAAGACACCACGCTTGAGGCTCCGGTCTATCTGGCTGGTGCGCTAGTGGCGCCGAGTGTTGGCACCGTCACCATTTATGACGCCGACAACGTGGTGCTTGTCAACGCGGCCGCCGTTACCATCGTGGCATCGGTGGCGACGTACCCGGTCCTGACGGCTACTGTCGCGGGTTCTACCATCGGTGCCGGTTGGCGGGTTGTCTGGTCGCTCACAGTGGCCGCTAAGCCCCTTGTGGCGGAGAACGACGGGGCGCTCGTTAAGCGTATGCTCTACAACGTCGTGACCGATGCCGACTTGTACCGCAAGGTTCCAGCGCTTGACCCGAACGGCCCGAGCCCGCTGACCTTGGCGACCAACTACCAAGACCAGCTCGACGAAGCCTGGGTCGACATTGAGAACCGGCTATTCCAAGACGGCCGCCGCCCCGAGTGGATTCGCTCACCGTCAAGCCTTCGCGCCGCGACGGTGTGGCTCACGCTCGCGATCATCTTCGAGGACCTCGAGACGCGCAACGATGCAGCGTTCGAGGGTCAGGCCGCCAAGTACATGGACCGATATGAGAAGGCGTACAAGTCCGCCGATGCTCTAATGGACCGCGACGGCGATGGCGACCCAGATAACGACGACAGGATCGGCTTGGCTCACTCGGTGGTTTGGCTCTAATGTCACTTGCGCCCCAACTAGTCCGCCAACGCATCGCCGCCGCATTGGCTGCGCTTCCCGGGTGGGCCGAGTTCTCGGGAGTACCCTCACGCTTTCCGGCGTTCGCGGCCCGCCCCATATCGCACAAGCACTTCAGCGTGGGGTTGCCGGGCGTTGAGCTCGCCGAGGGTCGCCAGAAGGCTATCGGTATGCCGGTGTCCGAGCTAGTTGTGGTCCGGTGGTCCTACCTGCTAAGAGCGTCCGACGGGCGCGACGACTACGACCTCGCACTAATCGAAGAGGCGAAGCTTGTCAAGGCTCTTCGCTTTGCCGTTGGCGATAGCGGGCCGTCGAACACGATCACCGGCATAGGCCGAGCCGCAATAGCCGATGGGACTTACCTACTTGGCACCATTACCGCGCACGCGTGGCACAACTACCCCATGACCTAGAGGCCCAAGATGGCAAAATCGACATACGTCAAGACTATGATGATGGGAGCCTTGAGCGCCATCGATGCAACCGCCGTAACCCCGTTGAGCTACACCGCGACATTCGATAACGGCGACTTCTCGATCGATGGTCTTGTCGAGGGTCTGCGCGAGATCGTGGCCGCCGAGCGCAAAGGCAATCTTTGCGGGCTGTCTTATGGTGCTCGAATCTATCCGACCTTCTCATTCACGGCGAAGGTCGCCCAGTTTACCGACGCCACGTCGGGAACGCTGACTGACTTTATCATGCGGACCAGTGGTAGCGAATACGCCGCCGCAGTGTCTACCAGTGGCACCGGTCGCCCCTACACGACTACGTGGACCTATACCATTGCCGCCGCCGCCGAGTTCGGTGACGACGCCGACCACACCTTCACACTTGAAGACGTGCGAATCACGGCGAACTTTGCCGAGGGCGAAACAGATACCATCTCGGTGTCGGGCATTGTTTACGGCGCGATTACTGGCGACATTGCTCAGGTCGAAAAGACTAACTAATCCAAAACCCAAGGAAGGGACCATGGACTACTCAAAAGAAATCAAGCTCAAAGCGCCGTCGTCGATGGCGGTTCGCGTTCAGATCGCCGAGCTGCTATCTGGCTCACCATCGATCGCGGGCGCCGCCGCGCTCGGGGTTTGTTGGCGCGGTGCTGGTGCTCCCGGTGTCCGCTGGAAGACCGGCAAGGCCGCCGACTATGGCACCGCCGTATTCGACAAGCTTCTCGACAGCGGGATGAGTTGGTCAAGGCTCAACGAACTCGCCGTCGAGGCAGTCGGGCTGATTAGCGCCGGGCTACCTACTGACGAAGAGGAAGCGACCGCAATGGGAAACTCCGAGGCCCCGGGGGGCTCCGCGAGTACATCGTAATCGACCTTTGCCTCCAAGCTGGGCACGGTCCGTCTTGGTGGGACACACTCGCCAGAGAAGATCAAGCAAGGCTCATCGCATTCTGGAGGCTCAAGCATGGCGATAAAAATAGGTAACTCTAAAACGGGCGTAACCATAAGCGGGTCAGATACGCAGTTTATCGAACAGTTCATCGGCAAGAATGCCGCGCTCGTCGTCGCGTTAATGGAAGAGGAAATCGAAGAGGTATATGTTAACGCATATGACGCATGGCCGAAGCCGGGAGCTTTCCTATACAATTCGTCTAGAAGCCGAAAAGCCTCACGATATCAGAGGATGAATAAGACGCCTTTTATTCTACGTCGAACCGAGCCCGAAAGCGCCGAGGGCTTAAAATGGGAGGTACGGATCGACAACGGCGCCACGCTTATCGTCGGGCGGGTTTGGAATAACGTGAGTTACGCAAAGTTCATCAAAGCGAACGAGCTGGCCGGGCTGTCGGTCTTTGTTGAATTGCTAAGGAAGCCGATGGGCAAACTAAACACCCGGTTCCCAAAATTGGTGATCGCCGCAATCGCCGAGGCTTCCGATGGCTGATACCATTAACATGCAGCTTAAGCTTGACATTTCCGATATGCGGAAAAAGATGCGCGAGCTTCCCAAGGAATCCGCCAAGGCCGCCGAGAAGGCGCTTAACCAATGGACCGCCGCGCTCAAAAAGTCAGAGAAGCAAGCGCGCAAGGTGGACCGTGAGACCAAGAAAGCCGTCGAACAGGCTAAGAAGTTAAGCAAAGAATCGGCGGCGCTCAAGGGTAAAGCCAAGGCGGGCTTCGAAGCGCTCAAGCAAGCAGCGACGGGCGCCGGCGGTTCTATCGGTGCCGCCGGTGGACAGGTCGAAGCGTTCAGCCGATCGATTCTTGAGGCCGGTTCTGCGCTTGGTCCGATGGGAGCCGCGGCGGCGGTGACAGCGTTAGCCGTGGTCGGTGTGGCCGCGGGCGCGGTGGCCGCCGGTTCTGCAATCGTGAGCTTGGTATCTAACTCGGCGGAGTGGGTCAAGATACTCGAAGAGGCCGGCGCCGCCGGGGATCTCATCACCGACGAAGAGCTGGCCAGCATCGAAGACGCCGCCGCCGCCATGGACGGGATATCTATCGCGGCTCAACGGGTCGGCGTCGTGCTGTCGACGGAGTTCTCGCAATCGGTCGAAGTCGGGGCGATGGCGGTGATTAAGCTCACCGACGTGGTCGAGAAGTTCATGCCAGAGCTCACAGCTTTGGGTGGGGCCTTTGTTGCCGCTGGCGTTGCGACGGTACCTTTCGGTAAAGCAATGCTCGCCACTACCGCGTCGACGTGGGCCTTGGTTGGCGGGCTCGATGGACTACATGAAAGGCTCATCGATGACGAAGGGGTCCGGCGCGCAATCGACGGCAAGGCGAAGCTGAAGAAAGGAAACGACGAACTAGCCGCCGCCGCCAGCGCCGCCGCAAAGTCAATCGCCGCCGATGACAAGCGGATCGCCAAGGGCAAAGCCGACGCCGAGAAGGCGCACCGAGCACACCTTCAAGCACTCGCCGATGAAGTCCGCCTACTCGATCAGATTGGCCGGGCTATGGAAGCCGGACTCAAAGCCGAAGAGGCCCGCGGCAAAGAAGCCGGCGCGAATATCCGGGAGTTCGCCGCGCTGTCTATGGAACTCGACGGAATCACCGAGGCCGCGCGCGGTGTCGAGCTGGATGAGGTGGGCAAGATCAACGCGCTCTATGATGAGCGCATGAGTAGGCTCGGCGAGCTCGCCGCCGCTGGTGTCAGCGCCGCCGAGATCGCACAATCTCAATTCGCTGTCGAGATGGGATACATCGCCGCACTTAGCGAGGCCGCCACGGCGGCAAGTAAAAAGAAACAGGAAGAGTTTAAGGCGGACGTCGCTCAAGCCGGGGCGGCAACCGCTGGGCTCTTGGGCGATCTCGGCGGAGTTGCCAGCGTTGCCAGCGAGAACGCCGCAGAGCAGGCGATACATTGGGCCGAGCAATCAGCCAAGGCTCACGCCGCCGGCAACCACACCAAGGGCAAAGCCGACGCCGAGCGTGCAGCAACAGCCCGCAAGGCTTCGCTGAAGAGCTTTAAGGCATCCCAGGCCGCCGCACTAGCAGAGGCGACCATCTCCGCGGGTGTGGCCGCCCTAACGATGATCCCCGCTTTTTCGTTCATGGGTCCATTCGCCCCGGTTGGAGCCGCCGCCGCCGCCGCCACGGCGCTCGGTCTTCAGGTTGCCACGATCAATCAACAGAGCCCGCCGAGCTTCGCCGCTGGCGGTGTCGTCGGGCGTGCGTTCGGTGAGGGCTCAACCTCCGACCACGTTACAATCCAGGCGGACCCACGGGAGGGCATTGTATCCGCTCGAGGTATGGACGCGCTCGGCGCCGATGGGCTCGAATCGCTCAACGCTGGCGGCGGCTTCGGCGGGTCTCTGAATGTTACTCTAGTGCTGGACGGGCAAACACTCGCCGCCGCGGTAGCGACTCCGAGCGTCAAGCGTGCGATAGTAGCCGAGCTAAGACTCAACCAAGGCGCGGGCCGCGGGACTTCATACGGACGGGGATAATGGCAACCAAGCGCGCAACACTACCGGGCGGGATACTCATCCCGCAACTATTCAACGCCGACCTCGAACCCGTCGGCACCGGTGGAGCATTGACCACCGATAGCAGCTACACCGAAGCAGGACCGCGCCCCGGTCAAGCCATCGTGGTCGACCCGCTCACCATCGCCCGGGTCGAGGTGTCCGGCGCTCAAGGTGTCGACTTCGAGGTCGAGGCCCGCGCACCGGGCAACCCCGGCACCGGCGCCGCGTTCTTAGTCAGGCAGACCGGTGACGCGGTAACCAAGTGGCGCGGCTGGGATGGCACCCAGCTCCTATGCGATTGGCACCCGATCGACTACGACGCCGGGTCAGTAACGGCCCGGTCTTATGACGCGGTGACCATACCATCGACTCAAACGACTATTATCGCAGACTTCGACGATAACGTCGGGCTCAAGACTTACAGCGTATCTAAGGCGCTCGGGGTCACTACACAGGGCACCATCGCCGCCGCCAACAATTGGAATAATCCGGCGCTCTTGGTGCTACCGGAATCAGAGCGTGTCTTGCTCTTCTTTGGCGGGACGGCTTACTATTCCGAAGACCTCGGGGCAACCTGGAATATCTGGTCAGATAGCATTACCGCCGCGGCGACGACGAACTACGGGCGCACCCGGGTGGCAATCTATCGCGGCTCGATTATCATGGCGATCGAGGACACCGCCACCGCGGGCACTTGGCGACAGTTCGCCAGCGCCGATCTCGGGGCGTCGTTTCAAGTTGTCGCCACGCCCACCGATGGGCTCGACGTCGACGTGAACGCAACCGCCTATGGCGTTGTGGTGACCTACATCGACGGCACCACGCGACCGGGTGCGCTTAAGGCTCGGGTCTTGTCTAGTGCTTGGGAAGAGATCACGATTCAAACCCCGGTCGAGGTGACAGCATCAACCCGCCAATACCAGACCACCTCCGTTGACCAAGCCGGGAAGATCTACGTCTTCGCGTCTAATCTAAACAAGGGCTACATCTACACCAGCGCCGATCGAGGCGCGACTTGGACCACCTGGGCACAAGAGCCGTATGAGCTCGGAGACGTGGCCTTGCGGCTTAACCAGTTCGCTTCGACTTGGGCCATGGGTCGGCTATTGGTCTTGCACGTCTCCGCGTCTACCTCGGTGCCCAACGACTACATGACCGGGCTAATGGTCTACGGCGGGCACTCCAACGTAACCATGGGCGCCGACACGACTGTAACCGTGCTCGGTGCGCCTAACCCCGCGAACCCAGACCAGAGGCGGGCGTATAGCACCAGCGGCGCGGGCTTCGATCCCGGTCTAATCTGGATACCGATCGAGCTCCCCGCCGCCGCCGGCTGGACCGCAGTGGGAACGGCTCCGACGATCGTGACACCGGGCGAGCTCAAGATACCCGCCACGGTCGCGACCTCTTACAGCACCCTTGCAATCAGTAGCACCGAAGTGGCGATAGATGTGGTCGTCCGCTTGATCAGCGCGGGCCTATCGAGTCAGCGAGACTGTGCGGTGGCAATCAGGATAGCCAACGGCGTCTATGATTATGAGGTCGAGGTAATCATCCATTCAACCGGGATAGTGGTCAACGATACGCACTCGGCGACCGGGGCGACAGCGACCCGCAACACCACGGTGAACCCGTTTCATCTTCGTATCCTGATGAATCAGGGAGCCGTCGAGGTATGGGACAAAGACATAGGCGAAACGATATGGAACGCGACGGCCGACCTCGTTCTCACCGATGACGCCGCCACACCCAAAGCCGGCGGGCTCATCGGATGGGGCAAGCTGGCGTCATCGGCTACCGTGAGCCATTGGCGCATGGTCAACGTCGCCGCGTCTGTATCCGGGCGGCTTAAGTTCCTTAGCGGTGCGTCGGTGCTTAGTAAGCCCTGGACAGCCAACCCCGAGCCGATCCCAGATATGGGAAGCGGTGACTCTGTGGCGTGGCTATCGATGACCGCTGGGCCAGCTCGGGTCGGCGACTCTTGGACGATCGCCGCTACTCACGACTACGGCATCGAACATATTGACCCGGTGCAAAGCCCGAGCCCCGCGCAGACGTGGCGATCTACGGACACCGCCGAACAGCTCATCGTGTACGACCTCGGCGCGGATACTTGGATCGGCAATAGCCTCGCACTCTATGTAGCTAACGCGAACTTCAGGAAGCTCTTTTTAGACGTTTGGACCGGCGCGGCTTGGGTGAATCTTGCCGAGCTCGACCTTGCTGATGGTTTTACCGGGTTGGCTCACGATCTCGCCGGCCGTTCGGTCATCGTCAACACGGCGACAACCTCAACCCCGGCGCGCTTCTTATGGGACTCCGAGCTTCGGGGCGCGTGGGCATATCTAGACGGACAAGTTGGGGCGGCTTCGGAAGCTCACCGACTCACCGTTCAGAGTGCCGGATCGTGGACCAATGAAACCACGGTCCACCCGGTGCTCACACTTGCGACCGCGACCGGCTTGGCCGATGGCGTGCTCAACAGCGCCGGGAATACCAGGACTCTCAACCTCAACCACACCGCGGGCTTCGTGGTCATCCATCCCGCATCTTCAGGTCGCAAGAGGTATCTGAGGCTTCGCATCCCCGCCGGTAGCATCGGCAAACAGACGCCGACCGGCGAGGGCTATTACGAAGCCGGGGCTATGCTAGTGTGCCGCGTTCAGCCGTTCGGAGTTCGACCCGGCTGGGGATACTCTGACGAGCTTATGCCCAGCCTCGACGTAACCGTCGACGCCGCTGGCACTCGCCACGCTCGACAGCGCAGCACACCGGCGCGCACCTTCTCGGCTCCCCTGTCTGACGTTACGGAGCTCGTCGACATTCGGGCGGGTACTGACCTAGAATATGTAGCGGGCACCGCTGGCGTTCCTCTGGCGGCGTTTAATGACGTGGGCCAGCTCATACAAGGTTTGTTCAGGGCGACCGACTCCGGGGCGTTGCCGGTGGTCTACGTCGAGTCAATCCCAGAGACTAGCGGCGCCATCGTGACCGATCCGTCTCTGTTCCTGTATGGCCATATGACTGGCACCGCGCGCATCGACAACCACAACGGCGACCTCGGCATCGATGAGACGAACCGGATAGGCGGCTTGCAGTTTAAGGAGCTTGTCTAATGGCGGTGTGGCTTCTCGACTTTACGGCGGGCGGCGTGGTTTACCGGTTCGCAACGTCGGCGACCGTGGTGGCTTTGGCCGATGGCTCGACCATCCAATACTCGGGTGGGCTTAATGAGCTCACGCTCGGGTCGGCTTCGCAGTCTGGCGAGCGTTCCGAGTCTGTTGTGGTCGCGTCGTCGGTGGACTGGTTCGCGGTCAAGGCCAGGGGTGCCACGCTACGCAATCAGCAAGCCACCGTTAGATTCTACGTCGAGGGCGACGTGCTCGAGACGGCCCGCGTGTATCTGCGCGGTCGCACGACCTCACCGAAGCACGGCACAATTGGCGAACCGCTTACCCTGACGATCCGAGAGAACGCCAGCGATCAGGCGTTCGAGTTCCCGCTCGCTCAAGCAGTGGTCGAAGATGAGACGTGGCCAGTTACGGCGGCGAATATCATCGTCGACAAAAACCAGGGGAAGCCATACCCGCTAGTGATTGGCATACCTGGCCACCATCCGAAGGCGGGCACGACCTATCGCCCCGAGATGGCATCGCCCGCAATCTATGCGGAGTACAAATCGACGGCGACCACCGCTGGCCAAATGGTCATAGCAGACGGACACATCGCCGCCACCTCGGTCCCGCTCTACGATGCGCTGAACTTCGGCACGTCATTAGACAAGCCGGTCACACTTACGACCGACGCCCTTGGCCGCCGCGTATCGGTCATCCAGAACCCGCCGCTATCGGCTTCTGATGTAGACCTTGAGTGGTGGGTCGGCTTCGGCAACGCCGGCGTCTATGGCGGCGGGCGGCTCAACCCATACGGCGGCGGATACCTTCGAGGCGCTGGCGACGTCATCCGATGGGTACTTGAGGAATGCACCACGCTTGACGTTGACACCGCGGCCGTCATCGGCGCGGCGGCTTGGCTCAATCGCTGGCAAGTTGACGCTGTAATTAACCAGACGATAAACATGCTCGATTGGCTCGACTCTGAAGTGCTGGCCCATATCCCGGTTATCCGAGTGAACGGCCCGCGTGGCATCTATTACGCGCCGATGCGCTGGGATGCCGTCGACTCTGACGTGGTAGCGCACTTGCGCCCCGGCATGGTTGCGCGGGCGTCCGATGAGACGCAATACGACGACGAGATCCGAAACTTACTCACCATCCAATACCGACCACAACGCGACGGCACCGCGTATGGTTCGCGGCGGGTGCTCGGTCCAGAATACGGGCGCCACGAATCCGGGTGGGGTGTGCTCGGGATGACTTCGCTCCCGTGGAACACGACGACATTTGAGGACGTGCGGTTCTTTGCCGATCCGCTTTGCCGGTGGTCCTACGCATACAACGGCCCGCGGGAGTGGACCGGCACGAACTCAAGCTGTTGGGATGACGCATCGATCGCCCTGTCGCTAGACTACATGGCCTTGAGATACGCCACCCAAAAGAGGATGGTCAGGTATGGCGGACCCATGGGCCAGCTCGAAGGGCTCGAACCGGGCGCCGTCGTTCGGCTGACCGATCCCGAGATGTACGTCGACGCGGTGCTTGCCTTGGTGGTCGAGCGCCTAACTTCGACAACCCAGGTATATCTAGACCTCGTTATCTTGGACGACCCATTCAAGACAAGCCGGAAAACTGACTAGCCGGCAAAGGCACGAACGGCTCAAGGTCGCCCCATGGATTCGCCCGAGGTGCGGTGGGCTCGAATCCGTGATAGCATCCAACCACCATCGAGGGTCGCACCCGTAACAGCCGAACCCGATGACCCACCATCCGAGGTTGTCCCATGGCCCAGATATCCGCCGCCGCCTCAACGGCCCTATCGACTAGCTATGCCGCGCTTGAATGCACCGGCACCACAAGCGGCGAAGCCCAAGCGGTAGAGGTGCCTGACGGTTGCTACCTCGAAGACGCGCACCTCCAGCTCGACACCATCGCGGGCGGCGCCACCTCGATCACTTGGCTTGTCGCCGCCGATGCGGCGGGAGACGTGCCACTGACAAACGAAATAACGACGACCATTGTGCCCGGTACCACCACGGCAACCGATGGCGCCGTGGTTGAGATTCTCGGAAAACTCTATCAGCGGTATTCTGTAGGGGTCGGCGGTTCGGTGTTTATCTTTGCCAAGACAAACGCCGGGACCGCCAACGCGATCGCCCGGCTCACCTGGAATCTCACGTCATGAGCTTCTACCCGACCAACTTTTATGGTGCGGGCGCATCAGCGGCCGGCGGCGGCGACACCAACACGGTCGTCGGCACCGATGGGATCGCCAATATCGGCACTAATACCGATGCGAATCTGGCTCCCACCTATGGCGCGACGGCCGGCACGATCACAGAGGGAGACGACGCGCGCCTAGTGTCTACCCTCCCCGTTCCCGTCGCAGAAGGCGGCACCGCCGCCAGCACTCCCGCAGTTGCGCGGACCAACTTGGACGCGGCGCAGAAGTTCACGCCTGTTGTAGCGGTCTTTGAGGCGGCGTCTACGTTGCCCGCGCTGTACGACTACTTAGCAGACACCGAACGCCCGGAGTTCGACACAGGTAACGCTGCCGCTACGATTTACGTCAATGCTGCGACTGGCTCTGACGCTACGGGCGTCGGTACTACGCTGCTGCCCTATGCTACATTCAAGCGGGCTTTTCAGGCTTGCGCAGCTTCGCCGACCAGCGCACGGACGATTCGACTCCAGGGCGCGGGTCCGTACAACGCTGGTGGGATTAACCTGCACGACCTCAACCTAATCACGGTTGAGGGAGACGAGCCGACGGTCGCGCTGTCTCGCACCATCACTAGCGTGGGGGCCAGTAGTGCCTCCGTTGGCCTAGTCTTGACCGACGCCGATGGCGCTATGGGTGTAGACGCGCACCGAGGACGACTGGTTAAGTTCACGTCCGGTGTGCTCGATACACAGTACGGCGTGGTGGTACGCAACGCTGCCAACCAACTGGAGGTGACGCAGGACACCACTGGAGCCACGTTCCTGGTGCCGTCCATCGGGGACACCTATGACATTCTCACAGATTGGGTGACCACCTGGGACTTCCCCGACCGGAACGACTACGTTATCGAGTCTTCATCCGGTAGCACATTTAAGCACGTCCGTTTTATCGGCACGCCTAAGTACTTGTTCATCAATGACACCGACAAACTTGACTTCATTCGATGCCGGTTTGAAATCACCGGGCTGTTGGCGGGACGTGGCGGATCTATCTTCCTGTCCACCTGTAGCCTAGCCAACGCGGGCGAGACTTTCTCTGATTGGGGTATGCTCACCACGATTACGGAGGGCGTGACGCTGCTCCAGAACGGTACATTTATCGACGCGGTGAACGCCGCCGCGAACAAGTCGTTCATCTCGGCTCTGACCGTAGGTATGATTGAGACGCGCGGGGAAATCGCCTACCGGGACTTGGGCACCAAGGGCATTCTAATCCGAGGGTCCGGCATTATCGCGCTGAACGCCCGGCGCGGGTCGATTTTCAACTTGTGGCGCTTTGTCGATTGCGCCGCCGGAATCTTGGCGAATGACGCAGGCGAAGGCTGGGGCTGGGCACCCATGGACCTCCCAACCATTCACGGCAACATTACCGGAGCCTACACCCTAACAGCGACGGGTGGAGCGCGGGCTCGACTAGGCGCGGGCTCCACCGTGACAGACGCAACGGGCACAGCTTCAGTCAGTGCTGACGACGGGGCTACGAATACCGCGCAGAACCCCGATGGTACCTACATTGAGGGCGGCTTTCCTGCTCCCGCTGGGTTCGCTCCGGTCGGCGTTGCCACGGGCAATACCCTGTGGGTCGATGCGGACTTCGGCGACGACGGTACGGCTGTGTCAGACCGTCAAGACCTGCCGTTTTTGACCGTCGGTGCGGCTATCACAGCCTCGCTATCCGGCGATGTTATCCACGTCCGCCCCGGTGTCTACGCAGAATCCGGCCTGACCATGACGGCGGGAACCGTGATTAACGGCGAGTCATGGCAGACCACAAGCATCGGTTCGGCGGCGGCCACCGCAAATATCCTCACGATGGGGACCGACTGCGGCGTCAATGGAATCACCGTCATCGTGCCGACGGCGGCCCACGCGGGCATCTCGCACACGGCGGGCACGGGTAGCGTCACCGGGATCAATATCCAGGGCGACGGGGCCACCGGCATCGGCGACGGCATCCACAAGACCGGAACCGGCAAGCTAATCGGCGGCCTGATTCGATGCGAAACTGGCGGGCTTAACTCATATGTGCGCGTCTCTGCTGGCGTCTTGGCGCTCGACGACGTTCACTGCCCGCAAAGCGCAGGAACCATTGCTTCGGTAATTTTAGCAGAGGGCGGCACTTGGCAATGTCAAGGTCTGAACGTCGGAAACACGAACGTCGTGGACGCGATTCAACTGGCAGGAACGGCGACTATCCGGGTTTACTCGCCCAATATCTTCAACTGCTCAAACGCGGTCCACCTCACAGCGGACGGCCCGAACGTCACAATCATCGGCGGTAAGATATCCGCCACGCTCCGGACGGTCTGGGTAGACCCGGCGCTCACCGGCACAGGCTCAACGGTGCGTTGCTTGGGGACGGTGCTCGATCCGCTCTTTGATTTTCCCCCGGCGGCGGCGGTTAATACCGAGTTCGTACTGCAATTCAATCAGCAGGAAAGCAACACCCGCGATAGCAGGCAGCGTCTCATCGGCGCAGACCTGGCGCTTGGCTTCCCCGAGCTTGGATCCGCTGCATGGATCGGAAAGGGCGCTCCGTACAGCTCGGGGATATCGGTCTACACGACGGACGGCACCGAGACAATGGTTGGCTCCGTAGTGACGGGCGGCAACCAGACCGACGTGACCGCCGAAGCCGGTAGCCGCAGTGCTTCGACCTTCGCATTCCAGGCATTGACCGCCAACAATGCCATCTACTTTGGCAGTCTCCGCAAAGACGCCGCGAGTGTCCCGCTGAAGTTCTGGGGGTTGATGCTAAACCAGGTCGCGGCGGGCGTGGGCGGCACGTATGCCCATGAGATCTGGGACGGCGCGGCATGGGTCCAAGTCGGCATCATGGCGGTGAGCATGGCCGAGCAGTATCGCTACGCTGACAGCGTGTATCTGCGGGCGGCAAGCCAGGAGATGGTCCACTTTGGAATCACCGCTTCGACGACGTGGGGCCAGTCGACGGTGGGGGCCATCGCCTCGTACCATGCGCGGATCCGAATCCTGACGACGGTTACCACGGCTCCAACTTGGGAGCGGTCCAGGCTTATGGAGTCGGCAGCGGTAATCAATCAGACCGGCCAACGCTCCGCTAATGGACTGGCCAAGTGGAGCAAAGTCGTTAGCGCCGCTGGTCTGCAATGGAGCGGGAGCGGCCAAGGCAACGGGTCCGTCACCATGGGCACTGGCGGCGTCACGTGGAACCACGAGCTGGACAAGGGTTTGCTGCGGGCAAACGGGAACGACGCCTATCTACAGCTTTCGTTACCCCAGGGGATATGCACCGCGCACCCCCTGACATTTCGCGTGCTCTACGGATATCAAGTCTACGCCGCAGCGCCCGATCTACAGCTCGACACCCAGCGGGTCGAAGTGGCGCGCAATATCGTAGCCGATCCAGGCGACGTGGTGGTGCCCATTGAGCGCACAATCGCCACCACGGCGCTAACGACTGCGGCGGCGGGAACGCGATATAGCTGGACTGGCGATGTTCTCGCCGTGGAGCAAGTCACGCGTCACACCACCGCACCCCTAGATATCAGCGGATTCTACGAGGGGGATATGGTCGCAATGAGGCTAACCCTTGTGGACGATAACGGAGGCACTGACGTGCTTATCTACGGATTAGAGATCGAAGGCGTCCAATTCACCGACGGTACAATCGAATAGGGGCAAGCATGGGATTTTATAAAAACGGCCCGAGCGACGACACAGCGGGTGTCGATGTAATCGGCACCAGTGCAGCACCAGCGGCGCTCGGCGTGGCGGATACCTACGTTTCGGAGACTGGCATAACTGCGGCTCTGAATTACCGTCAGGTGACGTGGCATCCCTTCATCTCGAACGTCGGGACCGCGACGAAGATCACGGTCAAAGTCGAGTGGTCCGAGGACGGTGCTAACCTAGCTCAACAGGGGTTCGAATCCATCACCGCCGGCGCCGCGACCATCACCGCCGGCGTCTTCGAGTACACCGCCGTTGCCGGTGCGCTCCCGCCGATCCCGCTTCCTGTCATTGCACCCGGGGCCAAGGTTTCGATCAAGGCGGATATCGGCACAACCACGACTTGCTACGTTCGAGTAGTGAGGCAAGCATGAGCTACTACTACGCGCCGGCAATCATAAGCGCGGAGGGCCAGATAGACCCGGCTGAAGTGCAGGGCGACGGCAGCCATATCGCGGCGGCTCTTCCGCTGGGCTTGCAAGCGCCAAAGTATGACCGGGACCTTGAGCGGTTCGTTCTTTCGGCCCCCGCGCCCGTGACCATTGCCGGGTGGGACGAGAAGACCGCAGCCGAGGTTAATGCTGATTATCCGGGTCTAATCCCAGGGGGTGACTGATGGCGTATCGCTGGTCCTGGTCATGGGGTTCCGAGTCTGCTGTGCTGCTGCAAAGCGACATGGGGTTCGCCTTCAATAACACCGCGGTGAACGTGTTTGAGCCGCGCACCACCGAGCAATACAAGCCAACCGGAGCGCCAATGAAGTACTCCATGGCTAGTGACATTCTCGACGAGCTGCAAATTCCCGTAGTGGCGACGGCAGGAATGAACCAGGGCGTAATCTCGGCGGCACTCAAGACCACGGTGGCCAGCTACTCTTCGGGCGTTAGTCTTATTCGGGTTACAGGCACGTCGGGCCGAGGCATCTACATCCAGATTACCACGGGCGGCGCGCTCAAACTCTACGTCGACAACGTGCTTAAGGCGACCGCGGCCGTCGCGACCGACTTCCTAACCTGGAAATTCCTTGCTTTACACTTCGACATAAGCGCGAACCCCTGGAAGGGCCGGGTTGTGTTGGATGGCGTTGAGCTCATCGCAGAGTTCACCGACGCCCGCGCCGCTGACACCGTTGCGGCGGTGCTGTTCGACAGCCCAGTAAGCTCCGACCGCGCCTGGTACAATGGGCAAATAATCGTACAGGACGCCTACGCCGACGCCTCCCCGCCCCGGTACGTGACCCGCATTTCGCCTGACGCAGACGTGTCAACGGTCGGGACTTGGACGCCCACCACCGGCACCAACCATGCAAGCACGGGCGTGGATCCCTTCGACGCTGCGACGGACACTACAGAGGCCACACCCACGGTCGGCGATGAGGTGATTACAAATTACACTGGCGACCTGACCGCAAAGCTGGGTGGGGTGCCCGGTTCGGTCGATCTCGTAACGGCGCACTCGTACTCCACGGGCTTGAACAATACGGCGAGGGCGGAAGTCGGAGATCAAGCAGGCGCGACCACGACCGTAGGAGCCACTACGCTAATCGGCAGCGACACAACCTACGCGTACGCCTCGGCACCCACAAAGCCTAGCGGCGGTGTATGGGCGGCGACCGACACGCCCAAGTGCAAATACGAAGTGGTGAGCGTGTAGCATGGCAGTCGCACAGCTTCGCGGGCTCTTTGCCTCGGTCATTCATGAGGGGCCACCCGAGGCCGCACAGCTTCGCGGGCTCTTTGCCTCGGTCATTCATGAGGGGTATTTACCCCCGGGCGGCGGCGTTGAGGGCCTAGTCGGTCAGGCGTTAGTCGACCGAGCGGGCTTGGTTGGGGCAAGTGTTAAAGTTAGGCGACCACAATAGGGGTTTGTTATGTCTGATACTGATTTATCGCGCAGGGTCGAAAAGCTCGAACACGTTATCGAGCCGCTACCCAGGATCGAAGCCAAACAACACGCCCACGCGAACACCTTGCAGATTCACTCTGGCCAGCTCGACGCAATTCTAAGGCCGAAGGACTCTATATCGGGCGACGTCGGGAAGCTAAAGGGCTCGATCAGCCTGATTGAGCACAGACTCACGAACATTGACGGCACGATGAGCGATCTCAAAGAATCGGTCGCCGAGCTGATTCGGTCGACCGACCTTGCCCGCGCAGATACGGCGGGCCAATGGCAGTTAAGAGCAGCACTAGCCACCGCACTAACCTCGGCGCTGGCGGCGGTTGCCGTGTCAGCTATGCAGCACCTATAGCCGTGGTATTGTGCGACATTGGAGGATGAATGAACGAGCACCAAGCGCGAATAATCTGGGCTGAGGCTCAAGACCTAGCGGCGGACCTTTCCCAAGCGGGCACCGACCAAGCACTCGCGGCGGCGGCGGTTGCCACGTTCCTTGACGCCATCGTTCCGCTCGACGTGCTAGTCCCTGGTCCCGCCGGGTTGGCGCTCGAAGCAGTAGACGGCGCCGCGTTTCAAAGGGTCGTATTGGCACTCCTAAACGCTTTCCGACCTGACCCGGCGCGCAAAGAGGCTCGACAGCTTCGACGCGTTGAACGCCGCGCGGCTCGGGTCGCTCGACGCTCACTAAGAGGTGCCCATGAGTAAGTTCTTTAGCCGCAAACTAATCGCCACGACCATCGCCATCGCAGTGGTTGTCGCCGCCGACCTTCTCGGCGCTCCTATGGACGCCGCTACGCTCGACGCGGTTACCAATATGCTTCTGGGCTTGCTAGGCGCTCAAGGGCTCGTAGACACGGCGGGAGCATGGCGCGCGGGTCAAGCGGTGCTCGGCACTGTAGACGCCGCCCAAGCACTTACCACGCCCGCAGAATGATCGAGGCGTGGGACGTGGCAGGGCTCACCGAAGACGAGTGGACCCGGCATAGCCTCGATATCAAGATCCGACTAGCGGCGGCGCCGTATCTGGACGGTTGGGGCTATGACCTCTCATCGCCCAAAGTACTCTATGAGCTCCCCGCCGCCATGTTTGCCGGTGGTATCGTGTGGACGACCGGCACCAAGCAAACCAACTGTTCAACGCTCACGACTAGCCTACTGACTAGCGTGCGACCAGACGCCCCGTGGAGCTCGCGGGAGTATGGCGACCTCCAAGTCTACGCCGATCGCCTACCAGCCGAACCCGACGCCCCGATCACCGCCGTCGTGCGTATGGGCATTGGGCGACGGGTCGAGGCGCTCACCGCCGGCGCTTGGCATCTCGTCCAGGGTTGGCGGACATTCGACCCGACGGTCCCACGCTACAGCGGGCACGCGTTCTTAGTGCTCGCCGATGACGCCGGCGATGGCATCCTAGTACTCGAAGCCTCAAGCCTTGCCGGTGGCCCGCGCTATCGACGAACGACTTGGACCGGTTTGGTTGGCGAGTACCCCGCCGGGGTTTACGGCGCGGTGCTCTTCGGTCCCTAACTCGGTGTGGCTCGACCAGCTCAAGGCGCTGTCGTCTTGGGCGTTGACGATCTCGGCGTCGAGCTCGCCGAGCACGACCTCAACCCGAGCCCGTGCAATGAGTAGAGCGGTTAGCAAATCCGACCCGTGAGCGTGGAGCATCAGGTCAACGTGACCCGCCTCAAAGGTCTTCAGCTCATGGTAGACGCTCATCCTTCACCTCCCGCCCTTCGGCGGCTTCCAGAGCAGCCACAAGGGCCTCGGCTTCGGTGGCGGAGACGTGAGAGTAGAAGCTAAGCGCACCCGCATCTACCAGCGCCCACCCATGCGACCAGCGCCTAATAGCGCAGTTGCACCCTAGCGCCTCACGAACCAACGCCAGCAAGCACCCCAGCGTGGCGGCGTCGGTGAGGTCTACCGTATGCTTATCCGCATTTGTCCAGCTTCCCCGGAGAAGGTGCCCTATTTCATCTTCTAGCCTTATCCATGCCCACTCGGTACGCATTGACCGCGCATCTTTCCAGGCAACACGCATCCCCGGCATCCACCGCCAGCCCTTGCAGGCCATGGCCCTCTTGGCTAGGTTACTCATTGGCGATCCGATAGCGACGGCTTCGACTTCGGCAACGGACCACACTCGCGAACGAACTTCGACCAGCTATCCTTGCCGGCATCGGTCGCCAAGTAGGTCAGCATCGATGCGCGTTTGGTGTCCGCCATTTGGCTCGGCTTATCATTGCCGATGTACAGGCAGTACAGCTTAATGTGCTCCAAGCTATGCCCGACACCGGATTGGCGCACCTTGGAGGCGAACCCCGCTCCCGTGTACCCTCCAAGAG